GTATTATTTAATATTAAGAATGAGAATAGATTTATTTTAATTTAAAAGCCTTTATTTAATTATAAAGGCTTTGTTGTTTAAAATAGTTTCTTATATTTGCACAACAATAATAAAGACACACGTATGGCACTATTAAAGAAAAAAGCAGAAGTATTAAAAAAGAAGACTTCTATTATGACGCCAAGTCAACAAAGGATATTCAACATGGATAAAGACATGTTAATAAAACATTACGCATTAATCAGACTAAAGAAAGGAAAGTTAAGTACTGATCAGAGAAGAATACTAGACAATAGAGTTAATATAGCAGTAGACAGAGGAACTATTACAGTAGAAGAATTGCAACAAGAAGTTGACTACTTGCAAGACCTAATTGAAGCTGAAGCAAAAACTAAATATGATTTGACAGCATGAAAGTAGTAATCTTAAATACCCACGAAACAATTATAGAGAAATTAACTAAGATTGTAAAATCGGCTGACGCCGCCGGTGACAAATCAATTACTCTTTTCTCTACTGGCCGCACATTTAACGAAATAGAAGTATTTCTAAATAAGTCTGCAAAGATTATTAAAGTTAAGTACAATAAAGAGAGCATATACACGATAAGAGATATAATGATAACATTAGAAGAAATAGACTTAATATTATGACAAAAATAGAAAAGATTGCAGAAGGATATTCAAGTTTAGTTAGAAGTAAAATTGGATTAACCACGGAAGAAGAAGAAACATTGTTTAACGCAAGAAGAGCTATATGCAGAGCTTGCCCATTTGGAAAAGGAGGATTGCTTTGTAGTAAGTGTGGATGCGTATTATCAGCAAAAACAAAAAGCATCAATTCGTCTTGTCCTGAGAAGCATTGGTAAATAAGTAATAAATAAATAGGAAATGAAAAGCAAACATACTAATTTAGCCGCAGAGATTAAAAAAAGAGAAGATTACAATTTACTTTGCCCTTTTCCATTCTACTCTCCAGAAATAATAGAAGATTTAAAAAAGAAAAACAAAATGGTAACAAAGAAATCAGACTACAATAACGTTCCGGTATCATACTGCAAAACGTGCTTATCTTTACATTTAAAAGAAGTAAATTTTAAAGGACAAATAGATCCAATGACAGGATCAGATAGAAAGGTAGTGTATTGCGTACCTTGTGGTAATACAGACACGGAAACAACGCATATAACAGAATGGGAAGATTTCTACGAAGAAAAATACGGAAAGAAGTTCTTAGATAAAAAATAAGATAAATGGATAATATAAATGTTAAAAGAATTAAAGTAGATTCAAAAGGATTATTTACTTATTGGTTAACATTCTTAAAGCCCTATCATAATTTAAGACAAAAAGAAATAGAAGCTTTGAGCGTGTTTTTATATTACAGGCATAAATTGTCAGAGGAAGTATTAAACAAATCGCTTATAGATAAGTTGTTATTTTCTCCTGACGTGAGAAAGAATATAATGGAAGAGCTAGGAATTAGCAGTACTTATATCTTTAACAATTTATTGTCAGCATTAAGAAAGAAAGGTGTCATATCAAAAGATAACAAGATAGCTGAAGTTTTAATACCAAACTTCACTCAAGACTCAGACAACTTTAAATTGGTATTTAATTTTGAGATAAATGATCGTAAATAAATCTGAAAAAATAGAGCTAGAAAGAATAGCGAAAATTCATAACATAACTCTTGATGAAGCAAAAAAAGTGATAGAAAGTATGTATGGGTTTATGAGAGAAAAAATAGGAGAGTTAAATGTTACTGAAGTAATGCTCTCAAAAGAAGAGTTTAGTAATTTAAAAACAAACTTCAATATTCCATGCATAGGAAAGTTCTGTGCATCTTATTACGCATACAAAAAAATAAACAAAATAAAATGACAGAAGTAAAGATGGAAATAACATTTGGAATGGAAGCGGTCGGATATGAATTTAATCCTAGCGGAATAACAGAAGTGTCGGAAATAAAACTTACATTTGCAAAGTTGATAGATAAATGCAACAACATTGAAACTTCAACTTACCTTGGGAACACAGTTAAAGGAATGGCAATAAGAGCATGTATGTCAGCTCAAATGGCAGTAGTAAAATTTATAAAATTAAAAAACAAGTAATGGAAGACGAGAAAAAGTGGATCAAAACAGCTAAAGTAAATGAAGATGTTAAACAACAAAAAGCACAAGCAGCACTGGGAGCTGATATTAATACTTACTTTGGAGAAAGAGATAAAACAAATAGAGGGCTTGAAACAAAAATCTCAGATGCAAAAGAAACTTCTGCTGCTGAAGCTGAGGTTAAAGAGTTACTTTACGAAGATTCAATCAAGGAATTCCCTATTGCCAGTACAACAAAACCTATGTTCAATCAAATATTTATATCTGCTAGGAGAAACAAGACTAAGACTGAATCAGGGTTGTGGTTACCGTCAGCATCATTTGGGACTGAGAAAGAAACAGACTCGTCAATTGACTACCAGTCTATCCAAAAGGTAATGGCTATTGGAAATCAAGTACAAGAGCTTGCTGTAGGAATGGAAGTTAAAATTAACTACGAAATGTTTAAGCGTAAAGTAGAAGGAAACTTATCATCAGTAGTAAGAAAAGAGTTCGAATATGTTGTTCCTATCATTGAAATTAATGGACATGAGTACATTAAGATTTCAGAAAGAGAAGTAGAGTACATCACTGACACAAAAGGATTAGTAAACAATCAAAAATAAATAATTATGAAAGAAGTTTTTTTAGGAAAAGTAAATGAAGTGTTGGAGGCATTAGCTGCTAACTCAGATCAATCAATTGAAGTTCGTGGAGCATTAGCTTTTGGAGAACAGTTTAGAAATGCATTACATGTAATTGCTGAAGATGCAATTGATCAAGAAGAAGTTGAGGTTCCTGCACCAGCAGAAGAAACACCGGAAGTTCCGTTAGCACCGAAAGTTCAAGTAGAAAAAACAATAACTAAATAATTATAAAGATGATAGAAAGTATTTTAAGTTTATTATTCATATTAACTGTAGCAGTTACTATGATGTTGCAAGGAAAAGAAATTAGTAAGTTGACAGAAAACATTAAGGTTCTTGATGGAGATATTCACGTACTAACGCTAGAAGTTAAGTCTTTAGAAATTTCATTAGAAGAAGTAATTTATAAAATTAAGATGAAAGAGATTAAAGAACTTGAAGAAAAAGAAAAAACTATTGAAATTGCCAATATTAAAAAGTCTAGAGCCAGGAATAAAAAGAGAGAGGTTAAAGAATAATGCATATACGCTGCAAATATAAGGGACTTGACAAAGTCCCTTTTTTTGTTTATATTTGCAAGAACTTTAAAGAGAGAAGAAATGAATATATTTGAAATTAAAAACTTTGTAGTGACATTCTCGCCGCAAGCATTAGTCTTAGCTCCCTTCAAAGAGATATGGCTAAATGATAAATCCAAAGATAAATCAAAAGCAGTTAAAGAATTATCATATGTGTACTACATAGCAGACGACAGGTCTGATTACATGTACATACTAGACATTGAAGAAAGAAAAGAATCGATAATAAGAGATTTGGAAATAGATCCAAACTGGATTATACCAACTTACATTGAAGAAGCGATTGAGTATTACGAAGAAGCGTCTCAAACTACGTCAACACAAATGCTTAAAAGTACTCGTGGAGTAATAGAAAAGATATCTAAATTCTTAGATGACATTGACGTTAATGAAAGAGACAAGAACAACAAGCCAGTATTTGATATTGGAAAGATTGTTGCTTCAGTAGAAAAAGTACCTAAACTTGTAAAAGCACTGAATGAAATAGAGCAAGAAATTGTAAAAGAAAAAGAACTAAAAGCCAACACCGGAAGTAAGAATGGTGGGGTTTTTGATGATATGGGTATATAATATGGATAACTATAGAAAGTTTAATAAACTACAAACGGAGCTAACTGAGTCACTGATAAATAGCCTTAACAAGGAAGAGCAAGCTGATTTATTTGAAATGATAGATGCAGTTATGTTTATTCAGAACTTGACAGCAGTTGATAGAAAAAGAGCAAAAGATCTTGAAAGATGGGATTTCCCAGGAAGGCCATTAGTTAAAATTGACGAGAACTCAATATTAAGAAAGCTAGATCCTAAAGGGAGAATAGTAGTTGACATAACCAATCCTCATATACTTGAGGACATGGACTACTTTAGAGAAGCAGCAATATTCTTTAACAATAATGGAGTATACACTAGGCTTCATCCAAATAGAAATCCTAATAGTGAATTCTTTAAGCATTGGAAAGAAGAAGCAAGAAGATGTAGAGAAGGATACTTTCGCCCAAGTGACGGAGAGTGGATTCCTGGATTTTACTACTTCTATCTAAACTATTCTCCGATACTTAAAGTGGAGATAGTAGCAGGAACAAATAGAGCAGGACGTGTAGAAGCATTTCCTAACGTATATGACGGAGATTATTTATTCTATCATTACCTAGAACAGGCTCGTAATGCAGGTAAGCATACTGCAACATTAAAGAAAAGAGGATCAGGATTCTCATTTAAAGGTGGATCCAAATTAGCTCGTAACTTTATAGTTGGAGAATCTGAATCTGCTAGACACAAGATTAAATCTTACGCAGTAGCCAATGAAAAAGAATATCTGACAAAAGATGGAGTGCTTAATAAGTTTCTGGCCATTGCAGATTTCTGCGCAATCAATACTGGATTTCCTGGAGTAAGAACTTTAAAAGATTCATTAAATGACATGCACTGGAAGATGGGTCGCAAGGATAGCGTAACAGGAACTGATAAAGGAACTCTTAATGAAGTCATGGGAGTTACACTTAAGAATGATGCAGAGAAAGCTAGGGGTAAAAGGGGTTCTCTTATAGAGTGGGAAGAAGCAGGTAAATTCGACAACTTCTTAACAGCTTGGGGAATTGCTAGACCATCAGTAGAAGAAGATGGATTTGCCTTTGGAATTATGAATGCGTACGGAACAGGTGGTACTGAAGGAGCAGCATTTGATGGATTAGAAGAAATCTTCTATAACGGAGAAGGTTATAATATTTATTCTTTATCTAATGTGTTTGATAAGAATACAGGAGGTAAAGGAAGATGTTCATTCTTCTTTGGAACTTACATGAACTTTAAAGGTAAGTATGATGACAATGGAAACAGTGATGTAATAGGGGCTTTAATCTTAACTGTAAAAGATAGACTTAAAACTAAATACGGAGCGTCAGATCCGAATGCAATAGTTCAAAAGAAAGCAGAGAATCCAATCACTCCTCAAGAGGCCATTATGAGGACAGAGGGAAGCGCATTTCCCGTAGGTGACTTGAGAGATTACTTAGATGAGATAATGCCGCAAATAGATCGATTTGTAGACGAGCACTGGATAGGTAACCTTACTTATGATTCAAAAGGAAAAGTAAATTGGAGTTTAGATAATACAATAACTCCCATTAGAGATTTTCCATACATTGTAAAAGGTGGTAAATCAAGTGGAGCAGTTGAAATATTTGACATGCCTCAAAAAGATAGAGATGGAAAAATATTCTCAGGAAGATACATAGCAGGAATTGACCCTATTGATAATGATTACACCGTTAACGGATCGTTAGCATCAATAATGGTATTTGATATGTGGACTGATAAGATCGTGGCAGAATACACAGCTAGGCCAGTATTAGCAGAAGAATTCTATGAAATATGTTTAAGACTAACTTCATTCTATAACGCGGAAGCAAATTATGAAAATAACTTAAAAGGATTATTTTCTTACTTTTCTAATCACAATTCATTACATTTGCTGTGCGACACTCCAGAAATTCTTAGAGATATGGATATTGTTAAAACAAATCTGTATGGAAATAGAAGTAAAGGAACTAGAACAACAAAGGAAGTTATTAAATTAGGAAAGACTCTTCAAAGACAATGGATGATGTCTCAGTATGAAATTGAATTGTACAATGAAGATGACAATGAGACTCAAACAACATTCATTCAGAATCTTAGAAGAATAAGAAGTATAGGATACATTAAAGAATGTATAGCTTGGAATCCTGACATAAATGCGGATAGGGTATCTGCAATGGATATGGTAATGATTCTTAGAGAAGACAAGGCTAAGATGGTAGATAAATTTGAAGAAAGAAGCGTAGCAAATATCAACACAGCAACTGGAGATGAGTTTCTAGACGCTAATTGGGCCAAAGCAATTGGAACAATGAACGAAGGAAAATTGCCATGGATGTAAAAAAGCAATAAGAACATGTTTAACAAAATAAGAATAAAACGTTACTTTTGTTAAATTAAAAAAGAAATAAAAATATGGCATTAAGTAATTTCCCTCAACAAAAAATTTCATATTCTAAGAAAGATATGAAATGGAGAAAGTCTAATCTTGACTTTGCCGATAACAATAGCTTTATTCATAGCGGGCATATTCGCGCAAGAATGAAGAATAAAAGAATAAATTTAAATCTTTATAATGGAATATTAGATCCTTCAGACATGAAGCTAATATTAAATCCGGGAGATATAGAGAAAATGTTTGTTCCTACTCAAATTCAACATTACCCAATTGTTACTCCAAGGATTAACGTATTAGTAGGTGAGGAAAAGAGGCGTAAATTTGACTGGTCAGTAAGCCTGACTAATCCAAACACTATCTCTAAGGTAGCCAAGGATAAAGAGAAAATGGTTAAGCAAAAACTTAATGAATTTTTAGAGTCTACTAGCTCTCCAGAAGAATTAGAAAAAGACTTAAAAGCATATAGTGATTATATAAATTATGACTATCAGGACATTAGAGAAAAAAGAGCTAATCTTTACATGAGATATCACATTGAATCTCTTGACATGAGAGTTAAATTCCAGCAAGGCTTTAAAGACGCATTGATAATGGGAGAAGAAATATACATGACTGATATTGTAAATGGTAAAGTAACTTTTGAAAAATTAAATCCTCTTAATGTACACACATTGAGATCAGGAACTTCTAATCAAATTGAAGACTCTGATATAATTGTAATTGACGACTACTGGAGCCCTGGTAAAATTCAAGATCATTTCTATGAAGACTTAAAGTCAAAAGAAATTGACCTACTTGACGAACAAAGCACAGGAGGAAGTGGAAAAGATTCAGATGGAGAGTCATACGCATTCGACGACATGGGAAATTACGAATCTCTACAAAGAGAAAGTATAAACTCATTTTTAGACATGACAGGAGTATGGAATGGCACATCAAGAAATTCTTACACTGACGGACACGGAAATGTAAGAGTATTAAGAATGTTCTGGAAGTCTAAAAAAGAGATACTTAAGGTAACTTATTTTGACAACTTAGGAAAAGAACAAATTAAATTTAGAAGTCCTGACTACATTTTAGATAAAGAAAAAGGAGAGACCTCTGAGAAATTCTGGGTTAATGAATGGTGGAAAGGTGTAAAAGTAGGAAAAGATATTTATCTTCAAATTAAACCAAAAGAAATTCAATACAACAGAATTAACGAGCCTAGCTATAATTCATCAGGAATTGTTGGACAAGTTTACAATACAAACGAACAAGGAGCAGTATCATTAGTAGAAAGGTCTAAACCATTTCAATACTTATATGACATTTCTTGGTACAGAGTAAATGAAGCATTGTCTAAATATTTAGGATCTATTGTTGAGCTTGACATGGCTAAAATACCTGAAGGATGGAATGTAACAAAATGGTTATACTTTGCAAGAAAATCCGGTATTGCTGTAGTAGATAGTTTCAAGGAAGGAAACAGAGGTATGGCTAAAGGTAAACTCGCAGGAGCTGTAGGTAACACAACCGGTAGAGTACTTGAGCAAAAAGTAGGAGACTTTATTCAGACTCACATCCAAATGATGGAGTTTGCTAAAGCTCAGATGGATGAAATCATTGGAGTATCTAGACAACGTATGGGACAGATTGACAACAGAGAAACTGTTGGAGGTGTTGAGAGATCAGTATCACAATCTAATCACATTACTGAAGAGTTATTCACATTGCATGATTTCTGCAAGAAAAGATGTTTCCAGATATTATTAGAAACAATTAAGATTGCTGCAAAAGGAAATGAAATTAAATTTGCTTACATCGCTGATGACATGACAAGAAAACTTCTTGAAATGGATGGTGATGAATTTGCAGAAGAAGATTACGGATTACAAGTTTCAAACGAAGATGCAATTAATGAGATGCAACAAAAGTTAGATGGAATGGTGCAAATGGGACTTCAAAATCAAATGTTATCTTTCTCTACTGCCATGAAAATTTACAACTCCCCTTCTATAAGAGAAGTACAAAGAATGATTGAAAAATCTGAAATGGACATGAATGAGAGTAAACAAAAACAATCTGAAGAGGCTCGTAAAATGCAAGATCAACAAATTAGATCAAATGAATTGTTAGCTAATAGCAAGCAGGAAATAGAGATGGAACAGTTTAATAGAACTGACGAAACTAAAAGGTATATTGCTGAGTTACAGGCTGAAACTGACAGAATTAAAATGGAGCAATCTGAGCAAGACATTATCAAAACTGATGATGACAGTGAAGATGAAAAAGAGTTTGATAAATTTCAACAGGAAATGAAGTTTAAATACGGAAAAGAATCTAACGAAATGATAAAGCATAAAGATTTAATGAATCATAAAGGAAAAGAACTTGAAGTTAAAAAGAAACAAGCTAACAAGCCAGCTTCAAAAAAGTAAAATAATTTACTTTTAATAATATATTTAGTAAATTAAATTTGAAATTAAACAATAAATAAAAAAATAAAATTATGGCTTGGAAAATATATAATTCAGGAAATTACGTTTATGTAGAAAACGAATCAACAAGAGAATCCATAGAAGGCGGTAATGGAGCAGTTACATTCAAAAGAATAAATATAGACAGCAATACATTCTTGGTTTATGCTGAAGGAGACAAAGAAACGGGAGTTGCCATAAGCGTTTCAGACATGGTAGACAAAAATAACGTTCCTTATACAGAAAGTTCTTTTAAAGTATTTAAAGAAACATTTACAGGATCAAAATTAATTAATGGACTTAAGGCATTTAAAAAAACTTCTGATGCAAGCTTAAATTCATTAGTTGTTAAGTCAAGTCCCGGAAGTTTAAATTCAATTATAGCAATTGGATTGTCTTCTACTGTAAGATATCTAAAACTTTATAACAAAGCTACGGCTCCAATAGTAGGAACTGACATTCCATTAATGACTATACCTGTACCAGCTAACACTCAAGGAGCTGGTATATCAATCCCATTTTCAATTGGAGTTAACTTTGAAAATGGAATTAGCATTGCAATAACATCAGGAAGCTCTGATGACAATACTACTGCCGTAGCTGCAGGAGATGTAATTATTAATTTAACTTATGCATAATTATGTTAACATTACTAGCATGCGGTCA